GCATGGCATTGCTTTGGAGAAGCATCTTCTGGATAGAGACCTGGTCACAATCGCAATACTTTTTCACTTGAAATTGGCAGACATCCATGAGGTCGTCGGGTTGATAATGATTTTCCAACATTTCATAAATATATTTCAACCGAATGGGAAGCGCTTGATCTTGAAGGTAACGCCCTTTATAGATCAGAATATCGTTGATCAAGAAGACCCATTGTTGGTTTTTATCTTTGACCATTTCACCTTCAATAAGTGTATTTTGGAAGACTTCTTCGGCGAACTGGCCTTTCGTCAGAATGATACGAGGTTTTTGGTATCCGGGCTGGACTTTTTTATCAATATACATAATTTGTTGCACATCTTCGTATTTGGTAAAATAGACGAAATATGGGTTTCCATTGGAACGCAGACTAGCCCAATGGGGAATGGTCTGGACATATTTAAATTGCTGATCATCCAGTTTAAACCAATGTTTTTGTAGAATACGTAGATGATACTTCTTCTCTAGTTCGTCTAGAATCCAGTCTTTGGCATCTGAACATTTAATATTAAATGCGATGCGGTCACAAAAAGAAATGATTCCAGTATGCATAGCGGCGTATTGCTTCTCCTAGAAGTATCTTCAACTTTTTATTCTTTATTTTGTCATTTTTAAATGGATTAGGGTAGAGATAGCTTCCAGTGTATTGCGAATGGCCATAAATTCATGCGGTTTGGACTCTGGATAGAGTTGGGCATATTCACCAATTGCATCCAGTGTGCTTATAGTAATGGTATCGTTATTCACATTTGTGATAGAAGATGACCAGGTAATTGGTTTATCAAAGTCCGGCTCGTCATCTGCCGTCATATCCACGTCTGGGTATGTAGTAAAACGGTCTCTATCGTGTAGAAAGGTATCCCCATTGGTATCGTAAATGATTTGAATCAAGGTTATATTACGTATAATTATTTTATCACCCGCTTTGATTTCAATGACCCATTTGAAATGGTCATATACGATATGGGTGTTTGGATTGCCGAATGAACAATAGGGTCCATCTTCAAAGGGATACTCGGGCACCAATAGCTCTAGCGGATAGGTTTCAAGGGGTTTGAAAAGAGAGTATATACTGTTCATGAATGGGTAACTCATTTGATAAAGATAAAGATAGGGATATTTTTAAGTCATTAGTCAGTGTAGGTAGGAAACCGAATTCTTGGCATAGCAAATGGGGATGTTCGCGATGGGCAGATCCTTAGACATTTCCCGAGAAGGAGGGCAGCAGCCAATCGGTTTCAGGGGATAATCCATCTTGATTTCATTCGGGATACTGGGGAAATAGGTTTGGAACATACGCTCTTTCTCCGTTACTTCATTGGCCGCAGCCGTCTTGATGGCTTCCTCTTCCTGCGCTTTAAGGTCAGCTGTCTTGATAATGGTCGGGTAATAAATCGGACGAGGACCGGCTTTTACCACCAACATATAAATCACTAGAATTGCCACAATTAGAATTGTAACCGCTACAATATACATCTTCTTTACTATTATGAAATATTTTTACAGCGCAGCTTTAATAGCGGCAATGTTTGCCCCTACAATCTTTTGAAATAGGGTCCCTTTTTTGAAAATTAGAATCGTGGGGAAGGCCGTTATTTCATAGGCCGACATTACTTCATTGACGACCTGTTGGACGGCGACATTTTCGTGATCCCCATTAACTTTTAGCACTGTTACACCGGTCAATTTCTCTAGTTGAGGAGCGAGCATTTTACAGGGGCCACACCAGGATGCATAGAAATCTACCAGAATGGTTTCACCTGAAGAAATATGCGATAGCAATATGGCTTTAATATTGATCTCTGAAATGTCTAGCATTCTATTATATAAAAACTATAAAATCTGTTTAAACCCTTTTTCATAAAGATATATTAAGATGCTTGTATTGGAGGGAATTCTCCTTAGTTTATGTTTTATATGTTGTTACGATACATATGAAAATTGTTATAAGAAAGCCTATATGAAAAGGGTCATGGAAATTGATATAGATAGCATTGCCCCTCTGAACAATACGGATACGGAAGAGCCTTGTCCGATTTGTTTGGAGCCATTAGATACCTTACGCTACAAGAGACGGACTGTATGCGGCCATACCTTTTGTTCAGAGTGTCTGTGTATATGGCTAGAGAAGAAACCCGTCTGTCCATTATGCAATGAGGTATTTTGATTGTTTGAACCATTCTACTGTTTCATGAATCCCTTTATAGAGGTCTGTAAAGTGCATAGAGGCAAACTGAGAGTGTGGGCAAACGGTTTTCTTGTATTGTCCGTCGGCAGCGGTCGTATCAAATACAAGTGCCCCTTCATAATCAAAACATTTAGCTACATAGCATGCCACTTGAGCAATGGTCACTTGCGCTTCTACTGGGGGAGAACATATGTAGCGTCCGGATGTTTCACATTGGTGTGTCGCCCAGAGGATCATCTTGGCCAGATCTCTGCTATGAATAAATTGCCTTATAGGGGTTCCGGTGCCTTTTACCACAAAAGGCATATTGTTTTGTTTGGCCAGATAACACCGATGGATAAGTGCAGGCAACACATGTGCATTCTCTAGATGAAAATTATCGTGTGGACCATATATATTGGTTGGAATCAAACAAATACTTGTAATGCCGTGAGCACTGGTAAGAATGCGACTATGAACATCCAGCATTCTTTTTGCATATGCATAGCCTTCGTTGGAGGAATGGGGTGGGCTAGCATGAAGCACGTCCTCTGTCAGAGGTTCATAGCCATCTGGAAAGATACATGTAGAAAGCATACTGATGACCTTTTTAACCTTATGTATGCGGGAATATTTCAATACAAGTGTATTCATGAGTATATTATCTTCATACATTTCAGCGGGTTGATTCATATTCTTGAATAATCCCCCAACGTTCGCAGCTAAATGAATGACTATCTCTGGATGATAACATTCAAATATAGTGCGCACATCTTCTTCCCATGTAAGATCGCCGGCCTTAGAGGAAAGGAATACCCAATCACTTATATGTTTATTACCTATCTCGCTCTGTAAGGCATTACCGACGAGCCCACTCGCACCAGTGACGAGAACTTTCATTTAAGAATTTAGAAATATTTATGTTTAAATGAGAAAGATAGCCTTTATTACGGGAATCAATGGTCAAGATGGTTCTTATCTGAGTGAATTGCTACTGGAAAAGGAATATTATGTGTATGGTATTATTCGTCGCATGTCGCTTATGAATACAGAACGCATTGACCATCTACTAAACCATCCAAATTTTACACACTTCTATGGAGATGTGACAGATGCGACCAACATGTTTCAGATATTGACTAAAATTTATATGAAGCATATGACGGCAGATATAGAAGTTTATCATTTGGCAGCGCAGAGTCATGTCAAGGTATCCTTTGAATTACCAGAATATACGGCGGAGGTAGATGCGATTGGCACCTTGCGACTATTGGATGTGTGTAAGTCTATCAAAGAAACGTATCAATTGCCGAAAGACAGACTAAAGATATATATTGCTTGCACCTCTGAAATGTTTGGCGGCGTGCTGGAGATTCCACAGAATGAGCGGACACCCTTTAATCCACGTTCGCCCTATGCCATCTCAAAACAGTTTGCTTTTTATATTGGAAAGAATTATCGGGAAGCGTATGATATGTTTATAAGCAACGGTATTCTCTTTAACCACGAAAGCCCGCGGCGCGGATTCAATTTTGTAACGCGTAAAGTGACGCTAGGAATTGGTAAAATTTTAAAAGGAAAGAATGAACATATTCAGATGGGTAATATTGATTCGGTAAGGGATTGGGGGCATGCCAAGGATTTTGTCAGGGCAATGCATCTAATGCTACAGCATAAAGAGCCGGATGATTTTGTTATTGCCACTGGTGAAACGCATTCGGTAAGAGTGTTTATTGAAAAGGCCTTTGCGATAAAAGGGATGTATATTACCTGGTGTGGAGAGAAGGGTTCAGTGGAAGAGACAGGAGTTGATCAGAATGGTATTGTCCGGATTCGGATAAATGAGAAGTATTTTCGCCCCACAGAAGTATCCTATCTTCAGGGAGATGCGACCAAAGCGGAAGCGCTATTGGGATGGAAACCAGAATATTCATTTGAGGCGCTTATTCGCGAAATGGTAGCCACCGATACGGATACACATTTATTACATGAAATATGAGGATAAATAAAAAAATTGAAAATGAAATTAAACGTTATATTAGGAAATCTTACACACAAACGCTAACTCTAACGCTATGGATACCGTTGCTCCCTACGAGATCTACCTGACGGATAGCAACGAGCGCATGGGCGTCTTTAGGAACTATAAGACGGGTGGGACTTACACAGCGCCCTACGAGGGAAAGCTGGTGAATGCGAACAGCTACGACCTGGGCGACATGGTTGAGTTTGAGAGCAACATCTGGGGATGGCAGGAGGGGCAGGTGGTCCGGATTTCTATCTGCCCGACGGTGAAGGACGAATATGAACTGGAGTTTATGCTGGAGGACGGCACCTTGAAGCGCGAGTATGTGGAGGGACAGTTTCTGTAGCCAGCGAGCTACACGATTAACTTCAAAATATAAATAAAAACTTTTAAATTTTATAAGAGATAGATGAAGTGGGTATTTATAACAGCGGCAACGGCAGTAGCAATAGCAATATTTTTAGCTTTTGTGATTGGTCGGCGCGTCCGTCAGGAAACATTTGTGGGTGGGGCGGCTTCCGCTAGCGATCCACCGAAGGAATTCCCCAACCTTTTAACGAAAGAGGAATGCCGTCAGTTGATAGATATAGCTACAAAGAAAGGGTTAGATAGCAGCCCTGTCTGGAAGAATGAAGGGGATGGAGGCAGCTATGCAGATACAGCCTCTCGGAGTAGCCAACAGGTCTGGTTTGGAGATGAAGAAGATGCCCTAGTGAAAAAGGTTTCTAAAATCTCCCAACGCTTAACCGGATTCTCTCTGGACAAACATGAGAAATTACAAGTAGCACATTATCAGAAAGAAGGCAAATTCAATGAGCACTTTGATGCATGTATAAATGGCAAAGACAGCGCCAACTGTAAGGCGATGAATCACAATGCGGGTCAAAGACGCACCACGCTGATCATATATTTAAACGATGATTTTGAAGGGGGTGAAACTGAGTTTGTGACAACGGGTCAAAAAATAAAGCCGGAGACAGGTAAGGGTTTATTGTTTTGGAATACAGATGACGCCGAAGAAGTGATTCAGTCTTCTAAACATCGCGGCAATCCGGTGCTATCTGGTGAGAAATGGATCTGCACTAAATGGACACATCCACACACCTTTCGTTAATGGGTCGCGGCACCGGCGGCTTTAAATACCTTGACTGCCCGCGCACTGGCTTCTTTGTGGTCAATGACAGGGGCCGGATAGGAAGTAAGGCCTTTATATTTTTCACGCACCACCGGATCAAACCATTTGTGTATATCTTTGGCCGGCACATCCTTTAATTCGGGCACCCAATGCTTGATATAGGTGGCCTCTTTGTCAAATTTATTGGATTGAATGAATGGGTTAAAGGGAGGTCTAAAATAGGGGACCGCATCTGCGCCGGTGGAAGAGGCGAACCCCCAGCCCGCGGTATTGCTATAAATATCGGCATCTACCAGGTGCGTATAATAGTATTTTAATCCCCAGCGCCAGTCAATTAAGAAATACTTACTGAGCACCGAGGCACATAGCATTCGGACGCGATTATGTTGATGCCCGCTGACATTTAATTCCCGCATTCCAGCATCTACTAGGGGATATCCGGTCAGCCCCGCGGCCCATTGATTAAAAAGGTGCTTATCGTAAGACCATGGGATGGCTTTGTCCAGGGCCGCGTGCAAAGCCGTGCCCCTTTGTAGCTCTGGGTGTAGGGCATATATTTTCAAATAAAAATCTCTAAAGACGAGTTCTCGGATGAGCCCATGTTCTTTACCAAAGAGTTTTACGATGGCCCAATACATTTCTCGGATGCTCACGGTGCCAAATTTTAGATGAGCCGACATCCGAGAAGTTTTTGCCAAGGCGGGGAAGTTGCGACCCTCTTCGTAATCTTTCAATTGATTTAGATGTTTTAAGCCTAGCAGACCAAGGGTTCTGCCTCCATGAATAGCGAGTGCAGGATTCTCTTGGTAAAAGGATGCCATTTTGGACAAGGGGAGCGCATGTTTGAAACTTAGAGCCGAGAAGGCCTGTTTTGTAGGTCTAGTTGTAGCTACATCTCTAATCGTATATTCTTTTAATATTCTTTTATAAAATTGGGATAATACCATATAGGGACGCTCACCCTCTAACAATCCATCTTTTAAGGGTAGGAGCCCATAATCTTCTTTTTGTATAAATTGTATGTCTGCCGCCTGCGACGCACACCACTTACGAATGAGTGTATCTCTCTTGGTAGCATAGACGCTATAATCTTGATTGGAATATATGGTCTTAAAAGGGTGTTCTTTGTATATTTGGGATAGCACAGTGGTATGCTCTCCATAAAAGATGTTTAAATGGCTGCCTACTTTCGCTAATTGTTGATTGAGATCTGTCAGGGATTCGCACATAAATTGCACGGATGGGTGAGAGAAATAGGGGTTTTTAACGGGATCAATTTGTTCGGGTGTAAAGATGAACGCGGGAATGATTTTAGCACCCTCTTTAATGGCATGGAGGAGCGTGGTATTATCATTTAATCGTAAATCTCTTTGAAAGAGAAAGACGGCAGTCATCTTTAATTATTATAATTAAATAAAAAATGAGAATTTATATTATAATAAATAATAAACAAGCATGGAGAGTCAAATTCTTCCGCCCCATGTTAAATCGCGTTCTACGAAACTGGCGATCTTTGACTTTGACGGGACATTGGTGCGCCCCAAGGAAAGCCGCCGGTTCCCAAAAGATAAAGAGGATTGGGAGTGGCTGCGCCCGACGGTGCCAATCAAACTCAAAGAGTATGCCAAACAAAAATATCGCATGGTCATTGTGACGGATCAATCCAAGCCTTGGAAGGTGGAGATGATTAAAGATGTCGTCCAGGCGCTTAAACTAAACATTACGGTTGTGATAGGGGTGAAAGATGCACAAAAACCGAATCCGGGTCTCTTTCTAACCCAATTTACGCCAGGTAAAAACATGGATATGGAGGATAGCTTTTATGTGGGAGATGCAGCGGGGCGCGCGGCAGATTGGGCAGACCGTGATATACAGTTTGCGAAAAATGTCGGCCTTAAATTCTATACACCGGAAGAGATATTTGATGAGCCACGTTCGCAGAGGTCGCCCACACCAAAGATCGCTATACCGGACCATAAAGAGGTCATTATTATGATTGGTTATCCGGGCAGTGGTAAATCCACCGTTATAAAAGAGAACTTTGAACCCTATGGATATTATCGCGTAGAGGGTGACGTTTATAAAACCGCAAAAGCCATGATTAAAGAGGCGCGCAAACACCCAGGGCAATCCATTGTATTTGATGCTACCAATGGCACGCGCGAGAGACGTCAAGCATATATTGATTATGCCCGGGAGATAGGTTTTGGGGTCAGATGTGTCTGGGTTACAACGTCCATTGAAGAGGCCATGGCCCGGGTGAATAAACGGGAAAAAGAAACGGGTATAAAAATTCCTGCCATCGCACTATATCTCTATCGTAAGAAGTTTGAGGAGCCGACGGCGGACGAATGTGAGGTGATAAAGGTTTAGAATTAAAGATATGGTGCGATTATTAGTTATACTATGCAGCCGACCCCACCGCCAATGAGAGGATGCCGCCTGGCTTGGTTCATTACAGGGAATATGCTAATTGCTCTATTGTTTTCACCCTATATAGTGTATGAATCGGTTAAACCTATTTTAACTCCATCAGCTCTTGCCAAGAAACTTGTTTAAGGTCAATCTTCTGTAAGACCACCAAATTTTGTTTATCTTTTTGAATAGAATCTTTTAGTATTTTCTTTTGGAAAGCATTAAGTAGTTTATCTTCTTGCTTTAGTTGTAGCGTATCTTTTTTGATGCTTTCGGTATTCGCCACGATACTCTTTTGAATTAACACGATGACGGCCTTTTTACATTTATCCACTTTACATTTGAGTAGTTCTTCCATGGCAGGATTTTTTCGCATCATATCTAAATTAACCGTTTTTTTCGTATTGGCCGATAGTGCTTTTATGAATTCACCATAGCCCTTGTATTCTTTCCGACACATTTTTTGGAGACATTTATTCGCAGTATCGTATGCTTCAACCATTTCTGTTTCTGCTTTGCTCATTTTGAATGCATCGTCCATGGTTCTGTTTCTTGTATAGCCGATAAAAATAAAATCCTTAGCGTATTAAAGGTTTCACTGCATTATAGTATAATGCTCAACGATGCGTTTAGCGTGTTGTTTTCGTATGGACGATAAACCAACGCCTATGGATATTGATTTGCCTGAGCCAGAGGAACCAAAGAAATATAAGAAGAAGACCATCCCGAAGGCAGTGAGAATGGCCGTTTGGAATACGTATATTGGCGAAACCGTTGGTAAGACCTATTGTATGGTATGCAATCAAAATGCGATTACACAGATGAATTTCCATTGTGCGCATGTGGTGGCTGAAGCAATGGGAGGGCAGACAACGGTAGAGAACTTGCGTCCAACGTGTGCGGCGTGCAACCTATCTATGGGAAAAAGAAATTTGAATGAATTTAAGAATTGCCATTTCCAATAATCAATAAACCAATAAAATATTTCCAATAAGATAGTATAAGAGATGCCGCCTAAAAAAACATATCGTCAAGTGGTTCAACCAGACTCTGAATCTGAATATAGCAGTGCTCGCAGTTCCAGCGGCAGTAGCGGAAGCGACATGAGCGAGAGTTCCACTTCGGGTGATAAAACGGTTAATCGGACGGCGCTATGTATTCGTAATGTAGCGAATTTCAGTCGGATAAAGCCTTTCCAGATGCTGGACAAAAAGAACTTTAACCCGAAGCTGCTGGATTACTATATTGACCAGTCTTCGCCTAAATTAGCGGCTCTCTTTGAGAAGATTGCGGCACTGGATGCGGCTGATCTAAAACGCGAAGGCAAAACCTTCAAACACATGATTTTCACAGATAACAAGAGCAGTTCCTATGGTGCCAAGATTATCGCTTCGGCATTTATTGCGAAAGGTTATAACCCGGCGTTCCATGTGCAGGGCTCTGGCTTTACCTTATACCCTGATGAGAAGCTGCTAGAGACGAAAGGCCATAACTTTTCTCTCTTAATGAGCAAAAGCTTATTTGACCGTTCCGTCAATGTAAAGTTCAAGAAATCCGTTCTAGAAATGTATAATGGCCGCCCTGAGAACGTGCAAGGTGAGCTCACACGTTTTATTATTTTAGATCAAGGATTCAAAGAGGGCATTGATCTGTTTGACGTGAAATATGTGCATCTGTTTGAACCGCTCGTGGTGCCGGCCGATCAGAAACAGGCCATTGGTCGTGGCACGCGCTTCTGTGGCCAAAAGGGATTAGAGTTCCACCCCCGTTATGGCTGGCCACTGTATGTCTTCCGTTATGAAGTGAATATTACACCGGATCAACGGAGAGATTTACAGGGTGCGACGAATATGTTTAATCTCTATCTAAAATATGCCAACATTGATATCCGTAAGGTTGTCTTTGCGGCGGAATTAGAAGAAGCCTCTGTAGCGGCTGCGGTAGATAAAGAACTTACCAAGACGGTGCATCAATTTACCATTGAACGCCCACCGGCTGCTTTACGCGCAAGTGCCAGTGGTGGTGTGGTGCTGCGTTCCAACGTGCCTCACCCACCCAAGAAGCTGTTTAACAGTGTATCGGCCATGAACATGCATCTCAGCAAAGGCTTTAAACAATTCGCCTACCCAAAAGTGAAGCTGGAAAATATGTGCAAAGATATGGCTGGTGGTGCGGCACCTCAATTGGTGCAATTTACACCTACCCAGGATTTCATTCGTCATTATTTCCAACCGGAGTCGGCTTATAAGGGCATGCTACTTTGGCATTCCGTGGGCACAGGTAAGACTTGCTCTGCGATTGCCACTGCCAGTACCAGTTTTGAGAAAGAAGGTTACACCATTCTATGGGTGACACGTCATACCCTAAAGAGTGATATCTGGAAGAATATGTTCCAATGGGTTTGCAGCATGACCGTGCAGGAGAGACTAAAGGACGGCACCTTAAAACTGCCTGCCAATCTGAGCAACCCGAAACGCTTTGCCCCTCCTGAGTGGATGGAGCCCATTTCTTACAAACAATTCAGTAATATGTTATTGAAAAAGAATAAGATTTACGATGAAATTGTAAAGCGTAATGGCGCAAAAGACCCTCTGCGTAAAACGCTGGTCATTATAGATGAAGCGCATAAGCTCTATTCGCCCACGGTGGTCGGCAGTGAGAAACCCCGCACGGATATTCTAGAAGAGATGATTCAGAACTCGTATAAGACGAGTGGCAAGGACAGTGTGCGTGTCCTACTCATGACGGCGACCCCTTATACTGAGGATGGTATGGAAATGGTGAATTTACTGAACATCTTGCGTGAAAAAGACCCGCTGCCGAAGACCTTTGAGGCATTTGGCAAGAGATATCTGGACGACCAGGGTAAATTTAAACCGAAAATGTTGAAGGATTTCCAGGACGATATTAGTGGCTATATTAGTTACCTCAATCGTTCTCAAGATGCGCGTAACTTTGCCCACCCTGTGCTGGAAGATGTCTTCGTGGATTTAACCGAGGAAGAGAAAGTTGAGGAAGTGCCGAAAGAGTATGACGAGGAAGGTAATGAGGTAAAGGTAAAGAAGAAGGCTGTAAAAGGCAAGTATGAGAAGTGGATGGCGGAAGTGCGCGAACAGCTAAAGGAGCAAAAGGTGTTCGTAAGGGAAGCAAAGAAAGAATACAAAGACTGTGCCAAGGGAGAGAAGGTGGGAGAACTAAAAGCGAAAATTAAGATTCGGATCAAACAAGAAATGGATGTGCTAAAGGAGGCGGAAGAGAAAGACTTAGAGAATTGTAAGGAGAAGCCTACCAAAGAGCGTAAAGAGTGTCGCGATAAGATCAAGGCGTCCTATAAGGCGAAGGTCCAAGCCCTAAAGGAAAAGAAGGAGCAGCTATACGCAGAATGCAAGCAGCCACCGGAGGACTGTGAGGAAATTGGCGAAGAGCTAGATAAATTAGAGAATGACCTGGTGGTAATTAACGAAGAGAAATTACAGGTCCGCGCGTATATGGATGAGATAAAGGAACGCATGAAGAAATTATCGACCGAAGCCAAAGAGTTGCGTAAGATATACAAGAAGGATAAGGCGGCTATCCAGAGTATGGTCGTAAAGAATAAGCAGACGCTCAAGGGATTCCGTGCGATTAAAGATAAGAAAGTGCGCACGGAGAAGGTCAAAGCCTATAGAGCGGCAGAGCAGAAGGAGATAAAAGAGTTTATTCAAAAGGTAAAAGATATGCGTTCTCGCTTAGCGGGTATTAAAGAAGAGCGTCAATTGACCCGCCTGGAATTGGGCAAGGCGAAGCTAAAGAAGATCTCCCAGATGTATGCTCTGGAAAAGCGCTGCAAACTATAGTTTAACGAACATGCTTAACAATTCATGAGAACCTTCATAGCCCATCATAAGGTGTAATTCAGCAGCAATTGTTGATACGTTTATGCCATTGTATCTCAATAGATATTTATGTAAAAATTCAGCGGCCTTATTGGTATCTTTTATACCATTTAGTAAATCAAACACTAATATCTGAGCAAGTGTTGGAACAGTCATTATTCTATAAATTGCGTAGGATGCTTTCGTAAGCAATTCTAATTGATACCAATCCATTTTATATAGTATTGCGGCTTTATTTTTAAGTGATTTAATTTAAAGATTTATGATATATACATCGTAGTATAGAATGTTACTCGCTAAATCATGTATCGGAAATACATGTGTCTTTGATTTAAAAAGCCATGTCAATACACACTTTATTCGTAATGATTTTAATAAGATTACATATCCTTATAAGAATCTATTACGTTTCAAGTATATAGATGAAACCAAGCTGGTGCAGTTGCCAAATTCCAAGAATTATCCAGAATTTAAGATGATACGTAGTTCTAGCAGTGAGGAGATGGTGTATCTGGCCATGTTATTTTTTATTGAACAGCATACCATTGCCAAGAATACTGAGTTATGGTTGGAGGCATTCCATATGAATCCTTATAGTTATAATGAGACAGATTGGTTTAGTGAGCCTAATACAAAAGGGAAGGCGATCTTATGTGTTCAAAAAGAGGCTGTCAAACGGTCTGTGTTTGAATTATCGGATCAAATGAATACCTTTCGTTGGGAGTTGATGCCTGGGGAGATGATTCTGTTTGATACACACAGCATTCAGCAGCGCTATACGAATGTAGATTTTGAGGATGAGACGGGTTTCCAAGATTTATTAATCATTACGGCGGTATGATATGAATTAAAGAAAAAACAATAAGATAAGCAATGGAATACAGAACGATTGAATTGGTAGCGCTGGGCACACCGGGAGTATATAACTTACCAAGGGAAGGCGATATCGTGAGAGATATAACCATTCAAGGTGACTTTGTTAAAGCGACGTTAGTTGTGGGTGATATTGTTGTCTGGGAATCAGTTGCATCTGCGGCTCTGGGATGCGAAACCGTTATTCCTTATGAAATAAACTTGATAGGGATAGGTTATCATATGGCGAGACTGACGTTGGAAGCGGAAGCGCCTAGTAGCACCACTGTGAAGGCGACCTTTGTCTTGTATGAGGATATTGGCTATAGGCGGCGACTTGCTGGGTGGGGGTGGCCATGGTGGTGGCTTAAGAATGAGGCGCATAAATACCCTGAGAGAATAGAGCGGCTGTTCCAAATCCCATAAACAGAATGGTGATTAACCACGAGGCCACCGTTTGTCCAAAGAATCGCCAATTGACACCTCCCATTCCTTCAATTAATCCCACACCCAAGATACCTCCTGTAATACATTGAGAAGAGGACGTTGGGAGACCATATTGAGAAGCAATCATTATAACAAAAGAGGTGGCCAATTCTGCTGAAAATCCACGAGTCGCCGTAATTTTAGAGAGTTTAATGCCTACAGCCTGTGTAACTTTATAGCCATAAGTTGCTAAACCAACCACAAGTCCAGAGGCACCAATGACAATAATCCATATGGGTGAAGAGACCGATGATTGAATTTTATTTGTGTTTATAATATCCCATATGGCGCACAGGGGTCCAGCCATATATCCAACTTCACCCGCCCCGTGGGCAAAGATAACGCATATCGCCGAAAAGACCTGTAGATATTTAAATACATTTTCAGTTCTAGGATCAAATACCTCAGCTCTACGATGAATCTCTGCGATAGTTTCATCTTCTTCAATTATTTTATGAATATCTTCATTAACCCCTTTTAGAAGTATATTGTTATTGTTATTATTACCATCTATTTCTACGATGATAGGCATTCTATTATTATCTTTCTCAATATGACGTTTTAGCAAGGGGATACCTACGCCTCCTGCTAGTAAGCTACAACCAGAAGCAATAATACTGGTGACCCATAATGTTTTTTCATCAGACCATTCGTCATTTCCTTGTAGGGATTTTTTGGCACCTTTGGTAAAGACGAAATAAATATTTATCCATGTGGTCAATAGCACCAATGGTGGCAGAACATAATACGATAACTGATAGGAGCTCTGACGTCTTAAAATAAGGGTTCTTGTTGTCCAGAAAATAAGAGCACTGGCGGCGGCTGTCAACACGGGAGAAATAAACCAAGACAGTGCGATGGGTAGAAAACCTTTGTATGGGGGGAATGATTTAGGGTCTGGTTTTATCCAAAGAACCCCATCTTTGCCACCATATACGAGTGAAAAACCGATAATACCTCCTATAATGGAATGTGTAGAGGATACATTTAATCCATAATAAGAGGTAATAATTAACCAAAAGGTGCCAACTAGTAAATTACACATCATACCGTAGGCATAGACCATTGGATTGTTTTTAAATACAACAATATCAGCAATACCTCCGGCGATTGTATCAATAGATACGCGACCTAATACGAGGGCGCCGGTAAATTCAAAAATAGAGGCTAAAATAACGGCTTGTTTCATGGTCAGTGTTTTAGCACCAACGGAGGTTCCGAATGCGTTTCCAACATCATTCGCACCGGTCCCCCAGCCAAATCCAAATGCTCCTAAAGAACCTATAACAAAAATCCAGAGATACATCCCTAACCCTATAGAGATAATTTATGAGACGATTGCAACAAACGCTCCCTTCATCTTAACGTATTGCTTTCCATTCTTTCCCTTGTATATAATACGTTCGCGACCGAAGACGTTCTTCTTGATATCGGTTTTTTTCATGACCGGCGCAGCGCCGCCTTTGGAAGGAACTCCCGACGACAACAATGTATTTAATGCAGATATTTTTTCCAAAACCGCTTTAAGTTTAGGAAATTCATTATTTTTAGCTGCTATTGTTTCAATATCATCATCTGTAGGTTCTTCTTTAAGATGCTCAATAACCGCATCAATGGTAAGAAAACCTTTCTGAACACTATCATTGTTCGTTTGGATTATCATCCAGGGTTCATTTTGTCTATCTTTAGAATACGCAATTTTATATTTTCCACGGTCACAAGATATACCGACTGAATATAAATCGTATTCGTTCTTACCTATTTCATTAATTACGTTCCCATCCTTATTATTAGAAGATAAGGTAACTCTTAGATTTGACCCATTGGATATTTTTAAAAATGTATTACTTGACTTTTCAGAAAAATATAGAAGCACATCTACTTTTTGTCTATTACTTACGTCACGTAATTCTTTTATAGCTGTCACAATTTGTTTTAAACGACCTTCAATACGTTCTAATTCTTTTCCAAGATCACCTTTGAATTGACGATTTACACGCCATAAGGACTTTTGATCTCCATATGAAAGATGTTTAGATAGACTCATAAGAGCAGGCGCGGGCAAATCTCCTAATGGAAAATGGGCTGGCTTATCTTCTAGAGAAAGAGAAAACGAAAAATCTATATCGTTATGGCTAACAGGGATGTTTTTCTGGCTCATTCTAATATATAAAAAGAGTTTAAACCAACGGGCACTATATATGTAAGAGAAAAGATGCTAGGTATATATGTATTAGACATGGACAATGGACATCTTTTTGTGAGTCATGCCGATTCGGTGCAAGAAGCAGAAGTGAATTTGCTTACCATGAATGTGAGTGCAAAATTCGATGGTTCTTATCATTATTATCCCTTGTTGGAGGACGAGGCGGATAAGGTAGGTGAAATACGCATCTTTATGATGTTGGCAAAAAAGAATGGTCTCCAAAATATGTTGGCGAGGCCAGAAGTATTGGCGTCCATTGGCAAAGGGACATGGTGTCCAGATATGGAAATCCGGAAGTTTCTACATGTTAGCTCATCGGATTCGTTTCAACCTTCGTCTGTTGATAATGAAAAAGAATTATTTACGATTAGTATTTAATTACGATACTGAAGCATTTAATTGCTGTACGCGAGGCCACCCATACCAGACATGACGCGGAGAACGTTGTAAGATAGAGCATACACGCGGATCTTGCCGCCCGCAGTGGAAGTGTGGGTTAGGTTTAGAACAGCGGAGTCAATGCGGGACATGTTTAGGGTTCCGGAAGGCTGGTGCTCCTCGGGCTTGAGGGCGAAGGAGTAGACATAGATACCCTCGTTGGAGGGGATGTTCTCGTGGTGCTGGTAAGGTTGCACCAGGTTAAAGTAGGCACCTGTGCGCTCGGCGAATCTATCGTGACCATTGAGCTGAAGTTTAGCGGCGCTGACTAGACCGTTGCCAGTGGCTTCCACTTGGTTGTCAGAGTAGTTGAACCAGTCGTTGGAGCTGGTGACAGCCACATCGCGTTGCATGACCCATACCAGCTCCTTTACGGGGTGGTTGAAGTTTAGCTTGACCTTGGAGGCTGTGGCACCACTGGAAACGGATTCGTCGCCGGTGAATTGCAGCTGCTCAATTAGGTATTCGTGGCTTAGCTGAGCGAAGCGTCTGCGCTCATCGGTATCTAGGAAGACATAGTCCACCCATAGAGAGGCTGTGGAGATGGATCCGGAAGCGAGGCCAGTGAAGGTGCCACCGACGCCATAGTAGCCGAGCTCAGCTAGGGAGCGGAACTCAAGGTTGACCTTCACCTCGTGGTATTGCAGAGCAATCAGGGGCAGGGCCAGTCCGGGGTTGCGGCAGAACCAGAACTCTAGGGGAATGTATAGAGTAGTGGCAGTGGTGGCGCCACCCGTGTAGGAGAGAGAAGAGCCAATCATGGTGTTGTAGCCAGTGCGCTTGCCGGAGGGTAGCGACAGCTCATTCCAGATGTACATCCAGTCACCGTATTGTTTGTCAATGCGCTGACCACCGATCTCAATCTCCACGTTCTTGACGAGGGCTAGACCAACGTTATCCACCCATTGCTTGCCGGAAGTTAGGGCAGGGAGAGTGGCCTGTAGGTACATGCGGTGGATCAGATCACCGTTACGGGAGATCTGGCAAGTCACACGGCGGCCGAAGTCGGCGGCACCATTGAAGGTCTGCTCAATCGCCTCCATGGAGAAGTTGGTGTGGCGACGGTAGACAACCTTGAAGAAGGTAATTTGGGGGTTTCCGGTTAGATAGACATCTTGAGCGCCATAAGCCACGAGTTGTAGAAGTCCTCCGCCCATTTCTTTGGATACTATTAGTGGAGAAAATAATTTATTTTTATATTTTTACGCAAAAATGAAAGAGAGAAACGTTTAATTGCTGTACGCGAGGCCACCCATACCAGACATGACGCGTAGGACGTTGTAAGACAGAGCATACACGCGGCACTTCGCGGCGGAAGCGACGGCGGTGATGTTCAGCACAGCGGAGTCAATACGGGACATGTTTAGGGTGCCGGAAGGCTGGTGCTCCTCGGGCTTGAGGGCGAAGGAGTAGACATTCACACCAGGGTTGGTGGGGATGTTCTCGTGGTGCTGGTAAGGTTGCACCAGGTTAAAGTATTTGCCGTCACGCTCGGCGAATCTATCGTGGCCGTTGAGCTGAAGCTTGGCGACGGAGCACAGGTTGGCGCCGGTGCGGGTGAAGTTAGTAGAGCTGGTATCGTAGTTGCCAAAGTAGGCGTCAGACTCTTGCATGACCCAGATCAGCTCCTTGACGGGGTGGTTGAAGTTCAGCTTGATCTTGTTGGCGCCGGTGGTAACGGTCTCCTCGCCAGTGAATTGCACCTGCTCAATCAGGTACTCGTGGCTGAGCTGAGCGAAGCGTCTGCGCTCATCCGTGTCCAGGAAGATGTAATCAACCCATAGGGAGCAGGTGCCCATGGTGCCGGCAGTGATGGCGGCGTTGGTAGAAGACTCGAACTCAAGGTTGACCTTTACCTCGTGGTATTGCAGGGCAATCAGGGGTAGGGCCAGTCCGGGGTTGCGGCAGAACCAGAACTCTAGGGGAATGTATAGAGTGGTGGTGGTGGTGGTCACGGCGTCGGCACCAACCATGGTCTTGTAGCCGGCGCGTTTGCCGTAGGGTAGGGACAGCTCGTTCCAGATGTACATCCAGTCACCGTATTGTTTGTCAATACGTTGGCCACCGACCTCTAGCTCCACGTTCTTGACGAGGGCTAGGCCGGCGTAGGAATCAGCGACCCAGGTTCCACCGGTGATGGTGGCCTGTAGGTACATGCGGTGGATCAGATCACCGTTACGGGAGATCTGGCACGTCACACGGCGGCCGAAATCAGCAGCGCCGTTGAAGGTCTGCTCAATCGCCTCCATGGAGAAGTTGGTGTGGCGACGGTAGACGACCTTGAAGAAGGTAATCTGGGGGTTGCCGGTTAGGTAAACATCTTGTGCGCCGTAAGCAACGAGTTGTAGAAGTCCTCCGCCCATTTCTTTGGATACTATTAGCAGAGAAAATAATTTTATCCATTTAAACATTGGAGGAATTCCAAAATAGAGGGATGTTTAAAGAAAAGACATCAAAGAAACGTCAAGTCTTAAACAACACACATAAAAAAGATGCTTCTACGTTGGATGAGAAGCATAAGCACATGATTCACGTCATCCAAGAGAATATGTCTCATAAAGAACATTTAAATAATATATATTATCAATGCCACCAGGAATTACAGCAGTGGAAAGATAAGATTCAGGAGCTATATCAAGAGCAAAAACAGGACAGCCTAGAATATTCTTTGGCATGGGACAGCAATCTCTTTTACTCCGACAAGTTGCGTAATATTAAAAAAGAGATTGTCTCTCTACAAGATGAACAGAAAGAAATAGAGTATTATGAAAATACAGGCACTATTTTATTTAACTATTATGAATTAATTGACCAGCAAGATCAGGTGCAAATGTCTTCCATTGATATTAACAATCAGCCACCGGCAAAAGGGCGTCGGAAGAATCTGCCAATCACTCAACGCAATATTTTAGATGCCTTTCAAATAACACCGGTAAATGCGATAAGCGAAGAGGAAGCAGAGGCACTGGCGGCCATTGTGGTTCCCCGGGATAAAATGAGTTTGGTCAATGATTATATGCTCGCGGTAGATTCCAACCATATGAAGCATATGAATGACCATCATACGAATCAATGTCAAACATGTGATATTGCGCTCATTTGTTTGGCACAAGAGGGCATGATGGTGTGTCCTACGTGTGGCTATCAGGAATTGTTATTGGTGGAACAGAATCGTCCGATCTATCGGCAATCCAATAAGGAAGCGTCGCACTGTACCTATAAGCGCATCAATCATTTTAACGAATGGATTAGTCAGATACAAGGGAAAGAATCCACGGACATTCCAGAGGAGATTTTTGAGAAGATTGTCCAGGAAATCAAGAAGGAAAAGATAAAGGACTTGTCCAAATTAAGTTATAATAAAATGCGTGAGATACTAAAGAAGCTACATAGCAATAAGTATTACGAGCATAGTTACTATATTATCTATCGGTTGAATGGAATTCCTGCACCTAATTTCCCACCGGAATTGGAAGAGAAAATGCGCAACATGTTCAAAGAGATTCAGGCGCCCTTTTTAAAATATTGTCCGTCAAATCGTAAGAACTTCTTATCGTATAGTTATGTCTTATATAAGTTTTGTCAATTGTTGGAGAAAGATGAGTATCTAAAGTATTTTACGCTACTTAAGAGTCGGGAAAAATTACATGTTCAGGATCAAATATGGCGTCGTATTTGTGAAGAAGTAAATTGGGAGTTTATTCAGTCCATTTAGGGGAAGCCCACCAGCTTGAGGCCGAGGCCAAGACCGGCACCTTGGCGGGTAGAAGCACCGATGGAGGGGGCAACTAGGTCAAGGATGGAGAACATGGCGGCGGCAGTGAGGCCAAGGAGGATAACCTTGTCCATGGATAGGGGCTTCTCGGGGAGGATGGCGGCAACGATACCAACCACTAGACCTTCAATCAGGTATTTGACGATGCGGGTGAACATTTCTTGGTAATCAAAGGTGTATTCCATGAAGTTGCTTATATTTTAAGATGAGAAAAAATTTATTTAAAGAGGGAACCATTATAAACATATATAATCCAATATGTCTGCAGCAGACGCACAAATTGTTTCCACGAAAGAGACTGATTACCTAGACGAAGATAAAGCCATTCGCGGTCAAAACTATGTGTGCCTTTCCTTTCTATCGCCAGAGGAGATCCTAAACAACAAGGAAGTCTTTTACTTTAGCAAATATCTAAGTAAGTTCTCCGTGGAACTGGATCAACTCCTCACCGGTCTGGCAGAGAAATACAAAGATGACGCGGATACGTTCAAGGTAATTCGTGAAAACAATGCGCATCTATTCAGCGGTTCGGAGCTCCAGGAACAGTATCGTTTCTTCAAGCGCACCAGTGGTGAAGTGATTGAGAAGGAATTCCAAGAGCTAAACAACTTCCAA